GTAGCCGGGAGGCGGCTGCCCCGGTCGAGGATCAACAATTGCAGTTGCCATCGAAGTTATCTGCGGATAGGTTGGCCGGTTACGACGTCGAAAAAGTTGATGTCGTCGTTAGTGCCGATCTTATGGCCTTGAGCGTTGGTGTACGTCTTCATGTAGGAACGCGGCGCCGGGATGATCCTCGGTTCCGGTCCCGTCAATCCCTTGGTGGCCGGCGCTGTGGCGCCGCCTGATGGCGCTACGTAGTATCTCTGTCCGTCCGGGCCGATCCAGACCGGCTTCGGGGTATCGCCCGGATTCTGAACCTCAAACGCTTTCTCGCTGCCCGGCGGTGCCGTTCCGGGAGCCGGCCTGCCTACGCCAGGGCCGCTCCGCATTTCCCGCGGCCGCATATTGCCGCCGAACCGCTCACGGTCGACGTTGTCGAGGACGGTTTGTGCGTTGCCTTCAGCCGCATTGAGCGCGCCGGTCAAGATGTCCGGGTCCATCTTCGGGTTCGGGACGCTAGACTCGAGCGCCTCGATCAGGCTCGGCGACACGCGGCCGCCTTGCATGAAGGTCTTACCTTCCTGGAAGATGAACATCCGCATCCGGCTCCGCAGTTCCTGTGCGAGCTGCGTGGCCTCGGGCGAGAGTCCGACCGCCGTTCCGACCTTCTGCTCGACATTACCCAGGCGACCCATGATTTTGCCGAGCTGCTTGGCGACCTCCGGATTCTGCATCGCGGTGCGCATATACTGGACGCTGTCCAGGGCATTCCGCGCCGAGGTCTCCTGCGTCTTGGTCGTGGCGTCGAGCGTAGTCGGAAGGGGCAACCCCGTCGTCCGCAAAAACCCCTGTCCGACGCTCGAGCGCAGTTCGGGAGGCAGCTCCTTGATAAGGTCGGGATTGTCCCGAAGCGCGGAAACCCAGTACTCCGTCGTGCCGGGTCCGTACTTGATCCCGTTAATCAGTTTTTCCTGGTCCAGCCTGCCCTGGCTGATGGCTGTGTTCAGCTTTGCGTTCGATTCGGCGGAAAGATTGTGGCGCGCCGTTTCAGCGGCCGTGGTCGCGGCCTGCCCGGCGGTAATCTGCTCGGCCGGCGTCGTGGCTACCGTGAGGATGTCTTTCGGAGTCTTCGCAGTAAGGAAAGGTGCCTGCCGATCCGGCGGGAGTTTGGCGAGGGCTGCGGCGAGAGCAGCAGAGCCTTGTGCAGCGGCCGGCGCGAGTATCTGGGCGTCCTGCATCTTGACTTTCTGTGCCGTGTCCACCACGATGCCCGGTAATCTGGCCGCGGCCTCTCGTTGCACTCCAAGCGCGGTCGCTTCCTCGCGGGCCTGTGTCGATGCCTCCGGGGACTGGGTTACGAGCTGGTCGATCATGGCCTTGATCGAGTCCGGGTTGGCTGCGGCATTCTGGCGGATGATCTCGATCTGTTCTTTATAGGCAGGATTCAATTGTTCGGCATGTGCAAGGGCGGCGTCGAGGGCGGCGGGGCTGTAGTTGGCTTGTTGTATGCCTCGAGCGAGGTGCCCGATATAGTTCGTCTCAGCCTGCGCGACTTTCGAGTTCGCCTCGCTCGCGTCCGCGTTGGCCTTACTGATCTGTGCGCCTTTTTCCTTGAGCCCGAGACTCATCGTGTTGAGATTCAAAAGCGTTTTCGGGGTGATGCCGCTCGCAAGCGACGGGTCCTGCAGGGCCTTTTCAAAGTCGCCATTATATTGCTGAAGGAGTGCCGGGAATCTCTGCCGCAACACGTTCTGGTCGTTCAGCTCGTTCTGCGCCTCTTCGAGCTGGATGCCGCTCATCTGGCCCTTCTGCATGAGTTCCCTCAGAGAGAGCACCTTCGCAAGCTGGTCGACCGGCGTCTGGATCTGGATCTGCGGGATGACCGGGGGCCTGATTTGGAGCGGGATAGAAGGATCGAGTGCCATTGGATTACACCATCGTGGGCCGGTTTTGCATGAGGACCTTGAGCAGTTGCTGATTCTGGAAGTAGTTGCCAATCTGGCCGGCCGCCCCGGTGACGCCCCCGAGCGCTCCGGTCATCGCATTGGACGATCCGACTATGCCCGCGGCCTGCGCGTTCGCGCCCCCCGTGAGGGCCTGGGTGATCATCTGCTGAAGCGTGATCAGATTTGCGCCCTGCTGCTGGGCTCCGCTCATGCCGGCGGTCCCGGCGAACTGCGCTCCCTGCGTCCCGAACTGGCCGGCCTGCTCCGCTCCGGTTAAGCCGAACTGGCCGGCGGACTGAGCGGTATTGATCAGGTTGGCCCCGGCCATGCCCGAGGTGGTGGCCCCCAGATTGACCAGGCTGTTCAGCCTGTTGAAGCGGTCGTTCTGCGACTGGGTGAAACGACTGTAGGCGTTCTGGTACTCGCTCGACGCCAGATTCTGATTGAGCCCCGCGAGTGCGGATAGCGTCCCGCCCCCGAGCGCCCCGCCCCTTGCGGCGGCCGAGCTTTGCAGCGCCTTGTTGGCCTGGGCGATCCGGAACGCGTAACCGGGGTCGTTGGCCTGCATGTCGGCCGCGGTAAACGTCTTATTGAGGCTGCCTCCGGGGCCCATCATGTCCGCAAGGGTGGTGGCCGCGCCGCCGCCGAGCCCCATATAGGGGGCCAGGTAGGCGTTTGCCGCCGTTCCGGCGCCGGTGACGCCGCCCGCCGCGGTCCCCGCCGCTCCGGTTACGCCGGTTGCGGCCGCGGTCGCTGCGTCGGTTGCGCCTTGCTGGGCCGCGGTCGTCGCCGCGGCGATCGGCTGGTTGACCGTACCCTGCAGGGCGGTCGCCTGAGCCGCGGCCTCCTTTGCGGCCTGATACTGGAGTTGGGCGGCTTGCTTAGAGGCGCTCGATCCCATAGCGCCGCCGATGAGCGAGGTCGCTCCGCCAATGACGGCTGGAATGATGGCCGCGGCCGCCGGCACCTTAGTCCTCCCTCTTTTGGAATTGCATGGTTTATCCCTCCTTCACCTCGGCAAATGCAGTGAGCGCATCCGTAGCGTCACTGGCGGGCACTTGTATCGGCTTGCTGATTCCCAAACAGACCTGGTCGATCGGCTCCCCGTTCCTCAGAAACGAGAGGTGGTTCACACCGTAGATGCCCATACCGGCCGCGACCGCGAAGCGGAGAGCCACGCGGTTGTTTTTCGGGACGTTCGTCACAATCCTGCGCCACGGGGTGTGCTCCCAGATCCACTCGACCATTCCGCGCGCCGCGCGGTGTGCGCGGTCGCCCCACGCGGAAGGCAAAATGCACGTGTGAACCTCGACGCAGATCGCGTTCATGGGCGTGAACATCCACAGTCCCAGAACCTCGTCATCGTCGCGCACCACGATATACCAGATGGCCTCGTGCTCGAGCGGACAGAAGTCTTCGCGCGCCGGGCTTCCGTCGTCGACGAGGTGCGGGTAGACCTGGGGGTGAGTCATGATCTCGCGGATCAAATCGTAATCGAAGGAACGCTCGAAACGGATCATCGGAGCTAAACCACGTTGATGTTTCCGACCTTGGTGGTGCCGTCCGCGAGTTTGAGATAGATCTTCAAAGTGGCCGGCGGCCCCGCGCTATATCCGAAAGCGATGGTTCCGGGTTCGACCAGCACTGCCGCGCCCACATCGGTCTGCGCCATCAGGAGTTGCGCCATGCCGCTTGGACCCCGATAGATTCCGGGGATATTGACATCGCCGTTTGATTGGAGGCGCATCACCTCGACCAAAGTGCCACCGTTGAACGTGCCGAACGTAATGTCGCAGGCGGAAGTGGCCGTACTCATCTGTGTGGCTTGCATGTAGGGCGCTACCGTGGGGCTGCCGACAAAGATGCCGGACGGTGCCATCCGCAAGCGCACTGCGGCCCCGACCGCCTGGGCGACGTTGTTGCCGATATCAACGGCGTTCGCTACGCCGCCGTTGACCGCTCCCAGTGCGGTCAAAAGTCCCGTGGGACTTGCTGTCCCGACGCCGATTTTTCCCGCATTGTGAAGCTCAAATCCCGCCGCATCGATGTTACTCGTCCACGGGGTCTGCGGAAAATTAAACTGGCTCCATGCGGACCCGTTCCAGACATATTCCCTGAATGGAGCGTTGTTGCTGTCCCGGAAATCGAATCCGTAATCGTTCGCCCCAAGATCTGTCGGACGCTGGTCAGGTGAGATTGTTCCCCACATGACGCCCCCAACGTATTTCCACGTCCCTCCCCGGTTCTGGTAGATCACCCCGCCGCGGTCGGTCTCTACATACAGGCCGCCGTCTGCGACGTTCGTCAGGGCGAGCGCCAGGCGCCCCGCGTGCGTCCCATAGTGCGCCGGCGTGACCTCGACCCACCCTCCCCCCGACCAGATAAACTGGCGCGCCGGCGTATCGGTCGAGCGGAACTCAAAACCGGAGTCCGCGGCGCCCAGGTCGGTCGGCCGCTGGTCGGGGCTGAGAGTCCCGTACATGGTGCCTGAAAGGTATGTCCACCGGCCGTTCCACATTGCGTAGAGGACGTTACGATCGGTTTCAAACCACAGCGCTCCGTCCGGAAAGCGCTCCACCGGCTGCGCCAGACGGTCGGGGTGCGTGCTCGCGTTGGTTTGCAGGAGGCCGATCGCGAGGTTTTGCGCGAGTCCCTGAAAGAACAGATACCAGTCGCGGCTCGCCGTCGGCCGGTCGGCGGGCTGATTGGGATCCACCAGCGAACTGCGGATCGGAGGAGCGATCGCCGTCGGGATCGTAGCCACTTACGCGTCCCCCGGCGTGACTTCGAGATAAGCGTCCACGAGCGCGACCTTGCCCTGCCCCTGCACGCCGATCCGGTATACCCGGTCGCGCGCGCGACCGAGTCGCCGCCACACGATCCGCTTGGCGGTCGTGGTGCCCGAATTCTGGACGCCCTGCACGTAAAATGATGGAGAAGCGAAGGTGTGACCCCGGTCGTCGCTCCAGTCGAGCGCCACCGTGAGCGGACTAGGGCTTCCGGTCCCGGTCTCCATATAGAGTTCGAAGCGGTGGTGGAAATTGTAGTGGTCTTCGTTGACCAGGTGCGGGAAGGCGCGCAGATACTGAATCGCGGCCCCGTCGTCGTCGTAGAAATTCATCGACATCTCGTAAAGAATGCCGGTATGTGGATCGCCCACGATGTGCCGGCCGAGGCCGTTGTTCCATTCCGGGAGGAAGGCGTGATACCAGGCCTGGTATGGGTAAAACCGGCCGACGGTGGTGTCGTATCGGGCGCGCTCGTGCCACAGCCCCTCTGCCATGTCGTAGACCAACGTCACCTGCTGCTGATAGAAATTGATGACCCAGAACAGGTGCCCGCCATCGAGAAGGGCGTAGGAAACCGCGTCGCTCACCTTGAACCCCGGCGCATTCCACATAATTTCCTGGGCGTGCGTCGAGATGCGCTCCGGCTGAAACGCGCGCGCCCGCATCGCCACCGTCTCCCCGTAGGGGCCGCCGGCCAGCCAGCACGTGTACTCGCCCACCGTGCAGGGCGCGTACGTGGCCACGCTGCCGTCGTGAATGTAGGCGCCGGGGATGCGCTGGAACGGGAAGTTCGGGTCGCCCACGTTGGCCCACACCTCGATGGTCTCGGTGCCGAAGAGCCACAGCTCTTCGTGATCGCACAGGATCGAGTTGATGTAGTCCGAATGGCCTTCCTTCACCGCGAAGTCCAACGGCATCCACTGCGTGCCCTCGTTCAGCCCGCTGATAAAGAACTGCCGCCCGGGGTCGTTGGCCGTCCCCCCGCTCGGATTCGGCACCCCGTTGACGATGAAATACCCGTCGAGAAAGCCTCCCGTGACGCCGGTCACGTTCGCGCCGGCGGGCGACCACCAGGTGCCCTCGCTAGCGGCCGGCACGGTGCGGTCCACGGTCACGCTGGTAGGTCCTGAGGTAATCACGCCCACGATCTGGTAGCTCGACCCGTCGAACTCGATCGGCTTGCCCACCATGGCGCTTGTGAAGGCATCGCCCGTGAGCGAGGTGATGACTGTATTCGTGCCGGGCGCGGATCCGGTCCCGCTCATCGCGAACTGCGCCTGCACCGGGCCCGCGCCGTTGTCGATGAACACGTTCTTGTCTGCGATGATCATCAGTTGGTGGCCGTTAGAGAAGATCTGGGCCGGGTCCGGTGCCGTGCCGAGGCCGACCGTGTTCGCCGATGCAATGATGGTCCCGTTCTCTTTGACTTCGGTGTACACGTTGCCGTTAATCGCAAACAGCCTTCCGCCGCCGGCCCACAGGCAGCGGATCAAGGCCGGTGTGAGAGTGACGAAGTGCTTGATGCCGGCCCGGCCGTAGAGCACTATGCGCGCCGGCTCATTCGGGGCCTCGATCATCTCGGGGTAGAGATTCATGGTCTGCTGGGCGGCTGCCACCACGCTGCGCGAGGTGTATGACGGACCCGCGAGAGAGACCTTCATTTACTTATTCGCCCCCAGGGTCGAGCCCGACCTGTCATCGGAGTAGATGTTGTAACTCGATCCCCTGCCCTGGCAGAGCCCGCTCACGTCCAGAATGGGCTGCGGCGCATTGATCGACTCGAGGCGCATCAGGCTCTCGCGCGCCTGCGCTAGCACGAGCGGATCGAGCGGACGCTGGAACTGCGGCGCTATCCGGCAAGCCAGATTCAGCACCAGGGCATCGATATACTGCATGGGCACGCACGCCATGTCGGTCAGGGACTGGACCAGCGGAACCTGGTGCCAGGTGAACAGCTCGAGCGACTGCCCAGGCGCGGGCTGTCCCCACAAGTAAAGCGTCGAAACCGGGGCGGCCCGGTCGTTATAGAGAATCGTCGGGATCGTGTTGGGCAGCGTCTGGTAACGGATCTTGGCCCACTGGAGGTCGGTCACGATCGCGAGCGGGTAACGCAGCGCCCCGCTACCAGACTGGCCGGTGACGAGGTTGGCGCTCTCGATCAGTTGCGGGCGCGGAACATTAAAATCCACCAGCACGGTGGGATCGTCCGACAGGCCGATCGTGTAAGTGGGCTTCGGCGGGTCGAGCGGATAAAGCGCGCTGTCGATCGTGTAGATGAAAAGCCGGTCGCAGTTCAATGACCCGGTCAGCCGGTTCAGCTCGTCGAATGCGTCCTGGAACTGCGCGGGCGACGGCGTGCGTCCCGGTCCTATGGTTACCCCGGCTTTGCGAAGCGCGGGGTAAAGGATGCCCGTGCCGACCGGGACGCACTGCGCACCAGCGGGCGGCGCGCCGCCAAATAGCGCCTGGTTGAATTCCGCGGCATTGAATTGTGGCATGTCACTTCAACCAAATCTTCGTGCCGTCAAAGCTGAACGTGGTCAAGCCGCCGGCCGGCGTCGTCAGGGTATTGCCAATGCTCGCGCCCGCCGTGAACGGCACCGCCCCAGCGGTCACGAGATAGCCGCTCTGACCTTTCCTCAGTCCTGCTACCGCCGAGACTGTCGCCGTGCCCGTGACGACGATTTGCTGGCCGTTGTCCATCCAGGGAAAGGCCAATGTCGCCGCGCTGGCTAGTGTCGGAACGGTATCGCTCAATCCGCTGTTGCCAACTGATATTGCGGATGTAAATGTAGCCCCGTTGCTGATGGGATTAGACCCTCCTATAACATTAGATTCCAAGTAGACACGATCGGTAGCTCCGAGAAACTGAATTCCCGTAGAAACATTGGCTGTATCAATCAATCCTGTCGAACTAACTATCCCCAACTGACAAGCACTCACTATCGCCCCAACAACGTCGGTCAGCCGTAGCGCAGTGCTGTTTGCTGCCAGCGCATCGGCCACGGTTACACCAATTAGCGAGACGTTTTTGTAACCAGAAATATAGATCGCCTGCAATCCGCCATATCCATAGACTTCAATATTATTTAGTAAAAGACCAGTTGCGGATGGACCTGTGCTAGCTAAATACATGGCAAAATTAGCTCCACCTGCTCCAGCGTCAATGTATAGGTTGTGAAACTCCAAAGACGGGAAAGCTCCTGTCCCGGCCATTTCTATACCGATTGCGGCGCTATCGATAATCCCATTTGAGATCTGGGTTGAGCCAAACCCCGCCGGATTATTTGCGTTAAACAGTATCCCCGCTGATCCGGCCACTACCCGCGACTGGATCTGGAAATTAGATAATTCCATTTGCCCGCTAACACACAAAATCGAGGTCACACAATCGGCGAACTGAACGTTGGTTATGGTCGGCCCGGATGCGCCGGTTGGGCCTCCAACCTGCACCCCCGTGGTCATCGAATAGATCCACAGGTTCGATAACTTCCCCTGAGTCATGGCGTCGAGCAGCATACCGCCAACACCCGTGTTCATCTGGACATCGTCAATCGTTCCGGCGCCACCCACGTACTTCAGATACCATCCCGAGGTGATTGTCACCGAAGACGAGAATTCCAAGCCTCTGATGATCGCGGCATTGGAGACATTAAAGGCGTTGCCGGATGTGAAGTCCTGAATGACAATGGTGGAAAAACTGCCCGATCCTGTGACACTTTGTCCCGACAGGAAAGTCACCGGCGCCTGGAGGTGATGAGAGCCGGCGGGGATGAACACCTGGCGGCTCGCTCCGGCGAAGATCGAGGCTTCCTGGATTCCGGCAGTCGCGGTTTGAATCGTCCAGGCTCCGCTGTGCGCGTGGCCGGCGCTGATAATCAAAGTCCCGGACGCGGCCCCGGCCACGGCCGATCCACCCGTGATCAGAACCGCTTCGGGTGCCCCTGTGCCGCCGCTGACATAGAGATAGTGATTGCTGTCGGTGCCGTTCACTCCCTGCGGGACGGGCGCCAATGTGATCGAATTATTCCCGGCTATCAGCGATCCGCCGGGCGTCTGCGCCGAAAAGATATAGTTGGTCGAAATGACAAACGGCGATGCCGGAACGCGCGAAAGGTTCGGGCCGAGGGTCTGTTCAATCGCCTCGATCTCCGCAACCAGCGCGTTGTGGTGCCAGGCGTCGATAAATCCCCACACCATCGCGCTCGCCAGGTGCGTGGCGGGCGTTGTCCCGTCGAATCCCCGCTGAATGGAGACGGCATTGCCGGTGGGCGCTGCCGTCACTTTGACGATTTCGGCATCGATCGACAGCAGATTGTAAGCGACGATGCTCGAGGCATTGGTGACGGCCATGGTGGTGGAGACGCTGTCGAGCGGAACGGCGAGCGTAGTCACTTGCCGGTCGACGGCAATCGCCAGGTCGCTGTCGGTGGCAACCGCGGCCGGATACCGTGCGGCGGGCTTGCCGAGAGATTGCGTTTCCACTGAACCGAAACCCCCATTCCGAAACACAGATCTGGCTGTCATTTGTCTACCTCGCTAGGATCCGGGGGCCGGATCTCCGGGCTGCGCTTCCAGGCGCCGTCATCGGGCGTTTGCCCGGTATCTTCCACGCTTTCCGGTTCCTCAACCGGATTCACCGGTTCGGGCGGCGGGCCGATAATGTCCGGACTCCGCTCCCAGGAAACATTGCTGTCTTTCTCCATAGCTTTCAATCGTCGCTGATTTATTCGCCTTCGGTCATTGCGTCACCGTCATTGCGTCACCATGGTTCTGGGCTGCGCGGCGGCTTCGGCGGGCTGCGGCGCCGCGCCCTGCGCCGCCGGCAGGAGGTTCGCGGCATTCAACTGCGCGAGCGAGGCCTTGTAAGCTTGCGCCTGCGCCACAACCGTCGGGTCGACTGTCGATCGCGGGTATTCGGGCAGGATCGCGATCGCGAAGTTGTACCGGATCGCCATCTCGTATCCGGGCGGCAGGTCGACCGTGTCGGTGAGAGAGGCCAATTGCGTGAACGCCTGTAAGGAATGGATCTCGAGCTGGCCGCCCGCGCCGGGAACCGGCCACAGGTTAAGGGTCACTGCGGGGTACGAGTACTGCACGTACATCTGGATGGGAACGGTAATCGGCTGCCCTGAAGGTTCGAGCAGCGTGGCCCACTCGGCGGCGGAGATGATCGGGACCTCGCGGCGGTAGGTGCCGAAGGAGACCGCGATCGCGTCGCAGCGCGCCGGCCGGGTCACGGCCAACTGGCCGCCGGGACCCACGGTAAACGAACCTACCCCGCCTGACATCGTGTAGGAGAGGCGCTGCGGCTGGAAGCTGTGCACCGGATCGTTGGGCCTCACTGGAAAACTGGTGTACTCCATCATCGTGTAGAGCTCCACCTGGGTCGAGGCCGCGGGCATGGGCCACAGCCACACGGTGGCCAGGGGGAACGCGTAATCGACGAACGCCTTGATCGGCAGGTTGATGCCGCCGTCGCGCTCGACGGTCGAGGTCCAGGTGTCGGCGTCGACGATATCGAGGTGCCGCCCGTAATTGCCGGTCGAGGCCCGCGCGGAGATTATCTGAGTGGGCCGCACGGTGGCAAAGGTGCCGCTCGGACCCATCGTGTAGGACTGAGTCCCCGACAGTGGGAAGGTCTCCTTCTTGATCGCGTAGACGGTCAGCTTTTCGGCCGACCAGCCGGCGAGCATCTGGTTGAGCGAGACCAGGGCGTCGTTCAGCTCGTTGGTCTCGAGCGTCTCGCCCGCGGCGATGGCGCCGATCAGGCGGAACGACGAGTGAATCAGATCAGTGCCGGAGATAGACATAAGCTTCGACTCCCACAGTGCGGCGGAACGGGCGGACCGCCCGCCCGATCCGCCGCGTGCGCGCTCCGAGAGTTATTTTGGGCCGGGCATCGGGAAGCCTACCGACAGGCCGGTGTCATACACGAACCACCGGTAACCGATCCCGATCACCCAGACCAGAATTGCGACTTTGCCGCTGATTCCGGCAGAAGGCGGAAGTGGAGGATAGATGCCGGGAGGCGGAAGCGGCCCACCACCGGGATGCAAGCCCGGAGGCTTGGCAGGTCCGCCGCCGACTACCGGAGGGGGCTTTACCGGGCCACCGCCGACTACCGGGGGCTCATCGGGAATGAAGATGGGCGGTGATGCAATGACCGGAGGATAATGAATCGGGGGACTCACCACACCCGCCGGGGGCCAGACTCCGGGCAACGGTGGAGTGTGGATTGGCGGCAGGCTGTTATCGATTCCCGGTTGATCTTCTGGGAGCCCTTGATCTGGATATGCTGGGTTTTCCGGATCAATCGGCCCCCCACCTACATGTCCAGGAGTAACCGGAACAATTCTTGCTAGATAACCACGTGGCATCTTTAATTTCCCTTTCGACTTTTTCTGCTGTTAGAGGTTGAGGTTTGCCCCTTTCGGTGGGGCGGTTTGCGTTTCGGATGTTCTACTATGGGTTCCGGTTTCGGCTCCTCTTCGGGCTGCTCTTCGGGTTCCGGCCGCTCTTCGGCTTCCGGCTGCTCCGGCTCTTCGCCCGTGAAGAGCCGGGTAGACCACTCGCTTCCGAGCGCGTCGAGTTCGTCCTGCGAGTGAACGATAACCGGTTGTTTGCTCCGGTGAAACATCATTCGCGGAAAGTCGGGGTCCGGTCTCATTTACCGCTGGCGGCCTTGATCAGGGCCTGCGGAAGAGTGAACTCCCGCCAGTCCCCGCCGAGCGCCTTCTCTTCGTCGGCATTGTCGACGACTTTGGGCGAGACGTTGATATTGAAGAAGAGCTTCGGGTACGCGGAAGCGGCCGCGGCCGGCGGCGGGTTCGTCGTCCATTCCGCGGGATCGAGCGAATCGGCCCACTCCTGCGTGTTGACGATGAGCGGCGGCGTTCGCCACTTCCGGTTGTAGTAGATGACCGGCGGATCGAGCGGCGTGGGCTCTTTCGGCGGCGGTGCCAACTGCGGTTCTGGCGTTTGTGGTGTGGTTGCCATGTTATTCCTCCTAGCTCATGATCTTGCAGGCCCACTCTGGACGCGTCGCGGCCCACCCGTAAAGCGCATCGCAGCGGGTGACAAAAAGATCGTTGATGATATCGTATTGGCTCACCATACGAAGGGCGCACCCGGTATCGGGGTCCTGCTGGTTGCTGCCGAACTGAACGTTCTTCGGCACCTCGAGCGGCGCCATGCCGATCGTGAACGCGTCCTCGTGGAATGCGATGCCGGTCGGGTAGACCTGGTTGGGGGTGCCGGTGAGGACGAGAGGCGTGCCGGCGGCGGGAGAGGCGCTCACCGTCTGCCCGGGCATCGTGGTTACGATCGGCGGGTAGATCGGGATCGTGGCGGCGCCGGTTGCGTCGGAGCTTACCGGCCCCGTGACCACAAACTGCATCAGGTCTTGCTTCAGGTCTCCAGAGACCCGGTTCACGCGGTAGACGTTGGTCATCGTGAAGGTGTCGCCGGGATTCAGGCGCGGCCCGACTGCCGCGGTGAATCCGGTCACTGCCAGGGTCGATCCGGTCTGGTTGGCGGCACCAACCTGCGGAGCCCCGCCCTCCGGCCCGTTGTTATGGGCCCGGCAGTTCTGGTCCATGACCCATTCGAAGCCGCCCATGACGCCCATGCGGCCGCGCTCATACTGCTGTTTGACCTGGGAGCTCGATTGGAACAGGCCTTGGAAAATCTTGAGCGCTGTGGTCTGAATTTTGGGAGGGATGCACATGGTGCGCTTGCCGTCCATGGGCGCGCTGTTCGTGTCCAGCATCTCGCCGGCCTGCCAGAAGATGTCGCTAACCGTGGGAGGCGTGCCGGCGGTGCCGACGAAATTGCCGACAGTCGAATCCGCCATCGTCAGCCCATCGATATCGATGGCATTGGCGAGAGCGACGGACGCGCTGTCGAGGTAGCGGGCGGAAAAATTGTCGATCGAGAGTGTCAGGTCTTTCGACGTGAACGCGAAACCGACCACTTTCTGTTTGTTCAATTGCAGGACTTTCTGATTTTCGCCGACGTTCTGCGGGGTCATGACCGGGCCGTCGGCCGCGACCAGCATCACGGGGTCGCGGAGCCTCAGCGTGTCGCCGATTTTCGCGCCTTCCACCGCGTACTTGTCGTCCCAGATATGAGAGACGGCGCCCGAAAACCCGAGGTTGTTTTTGAAGCGCCGCAGGAGTTCATTTGTGATGACCTGACTCGTCAGGAGGGTGTTAGTGGACACTTATCTTCCCTTTAATTGCGCCTCTCTCGCGCGGCTCCATCGCTTGAAATCGCGTTGTACGTCCGGGTCGTCGATAGAATCACTCGACGTTTTGGCGGGGCGCGATACGGGCGACGGCGGGCGCGGTGCGCTCGATATCTTCGGTTTGCCGTTTTCAGGGGCCGGGGAAGATTGGAATTGAGCAAGCAGTTTGCCGGTTTCTTTTACGGCGCCGAGGGGCGTAAGCGCGACGATGCGCTTCAGCTCCGCGGGGTGTTTGCCGAGGTAGTAAAGCACCTCGGCGCCGGCGTCGTCCTCGAGCAGTGCCTGGCGCATGGCCACAACACCGGGGCCGGGCGGTACCGCTACGCTTCCGACCACATCGTCGTAATCGGAATGCCCCCGCTTCGCAGTCTTCTCGCGTTTCGACCAGTCGGTCTGCAACTGATCGACCCGCTCTCTTTCGAGACGCTGCGTTTCGGCTTCCCGGCGCACCCGCTCCCGCTCGTCCAGCTTCCAGTCGGTAAGCGCTTCCTGGTAGGCTTCCAGGGTTTCGAAGTTCTCGAGTTTAGGCCTACCGCTGGGCGCCGCCTGCGCGGCTGCCGGCTGGGGCGCGGGCGCCGGCTGTTGGACCTGGCGCTTCAATTCCTCGACTTCACGGGTCAGGCGATCGATCTTCCGCTGGCGCGATCCCCCGCGTCTCCGCGGTGTCCCGTCGTCAGTGGTTTCTTCGCCTTCTTCTTCCTCTGGCTCCTGAGGGTCTTCCGTTTCCGAGTCCGGTTCGGTTTTGGCCGGCGGGGTTTCTTCCGCGGCCGCGGAGGTGGTATCGGTCTTGTCACTGGTCTTGGGAAGCTCACCCGTGGTGCGCCACTTCACGAATTCGCGGAAGTCCGTTGGGGCTTCCACTACTCCCGGATCAGTGGTGGTTTCGGTCGTCGTTCCCTCTACTGCTTCTTCGGTCATAAACTCTTACGGGCCAGCGGGCGGCCCGCCCGCTGCCGGCGGCATCGCGACTGGCGGAATGCCGGCCGCTGCCGCGAGGGGCACCGGGGCGAGCGGCGGGACGGGGATCGGCGGCGGCTGCGATGCGGCCGCGGCCTGGCCGCTTGCCATGCCCCCGATCTGCTGCTGCAGCGACGCGAGCTGCGCGCGCAACAAGACGATATCTTCGGTCGACTTCGCTTTGATCTCGGCCTCGATCAGGTCGACCTGCGCCTTCATGGCCGCCTGGCGGTCGGAGGACTCGATCTTCATCTGCTCGACGCGCTCCTCCGACTCCGAGCGGACGCGGCGCGAGCGGATCTCGTCGCTCTGCTCGTTGACCACCTGAGTCAACTGATCGATGGTCTGCGCCATCTGCTGCATCTGCGCGGCCGCGGCCGGCGGGATCTGCGGCTGCCCCTCCTCGGGGTCCTGCAATCCCGGCGGGAGGGTCTTGCGCAGGCGGTCGGCGAGCTTATCGGCGCCCGGGAAATCGGCATTAGAGAAAATGACGTCGCCCGCGATCGACATGATCTGCGGGTATGCCTGCGCCATCTTGGTGAGCATGTCGAAGGCCTGCTGGCGCTGCGTCGGATACGAGGGGCCGGTCGTGATCGTGACGTCATACTGGCCATTGGCGAGGTCATAACAGCGGCCGATGCCCTTGTCATCGACGTAGGCCTGGTTGACTTTGACGATCTGCTGTTTGCGGTCCTCACCCAGGATCCGCACCTCGCGAGGGGTGTCGTAGATCTTCGGGATCAGATCGGTGAGGATCACGCCGGCCTGGCGGATCGCGCGGTTCAGGTTGTCGACAAAGTGGACATTCGACAGGCTCGATTGAGTCTGTCTGCGCTGGATCGCGATGCCCGAGCTGTCGTTCTCCATGGCGCCGAGCGATGCATCGAAGACGTTGGTCGTGGCCTTGATATCGTCAGAGGCCTGCATGGCGCCGGCCGAGAGCGCCTGGATGGGCGGCTCAAACGTATTCCGCATGGGCGCCGGCGCCGGCTGCCCCGCGATGTCCATCGGCTCGTACTCGAGGTACGCCCAGTTGGTAGTGTTCGCCGTGGCCCACCTCGAGTCTTTGAACGTGCCCTTCACGCCCACCCAGGGCGCCTTGGTCCCGAGCGCCACGGTCTCGGCCTCTGCCGAGCGGTAGAAGTTGTACAGGCGCTGCGCATCGCGCGCGAAGCGGACCAGCGAAAACAGGTACCGCTTGCCCGCGACATACATCTCCTTGCCGAGCACCGGCAGGATCGGGACCCACTGGCCGGGCCACTCGGTCTCTTCGAGGATCTCGATGCCGTTGATCTTCCGGACGGTGATCCGGCGGATCTCGGTGTCCCGCTCGATCGGCTTACCATCGGGGCCGGTCGCGAACTTGAGGCCGTCCGGGAGGTCGCCAGGGACCTCCTCTTTCAGCATGTTGGTGATCTTTCCGTCGGGCCACTCGATCGCGACCAGGGTGTGGTTTTCTATCGAGACGTCCCAGTACCTCGCGATCTGCACGCCCTCCCGGCTGATCCAGTCCGGGGCCGGATTTACCCCGTGGTCGTAGAAATTCATCTGCGTAACGGCCGATTCGCCGTACTCGCGCTCGTAGTCGTCGCGCGGAATGAATTCGAGTTCGAATGCCCACCGCATGTCGCTCTTGGTGGACTCCCGTGCGAAGGGGTCGATATAGATCGTGAAGGGGTCGAGCACGCGCTCGATGCGCAGCTCCTGATCGAAGCTCCGGGCGCCGCAGTACCGGCTGCCCACGCGGAAGTAGCCGAACGATCCGGAGGCCGATTGCTCGATCGCGGTCTCGTAAACCTCGTCGGCTTTACTGACCTCCTGGATGTGATTGATCATGCCCTGGATGACCTTTGCGGTATCGGGGTCTCCGTCGGAATCGACGGGGTGCACTTCGATGCCGGGCGTATTCAGGCGCGCGTCGTTCGCGGTCATATTGAGCGGGCCGCTCAATTTGTTGAAGGTGAGGCACGGCCGGCGGTGTCCGCCCTGCATGCGGCGGTCGCGGTCCTCCTGCTCCCACTGGTTCCCGGCGCAGAACTCCAGGTCGATGCGGGCCTCCCTGCGGATCTCCTCCTCGGCGGTGCGCGCGAGCCGGAAGCGCTCGCGTGCGGTCGCTAGGACGTCTTCCTCGGACTGTTTACGGGGCACCTAGGGTAAAATAGACTTAGCCGGACGCTATCCGGTTAAGGATGTATCCCTTGAGTATTGATGAACGGATTGAACAACTCGAACATGTGACGTCTGCGCACATCGAGCAAGCGCGCAAGGATTACGAAGAAAACCGCCGTTTGTGGCGCGAACAACAAACGGAAATTCAGGCGATATGGCATCGCATGGAGGAACGGGACAAGCATTATCAAGCCATCTGGGATGAACGCGACCAGAAAAATAAAGCCGAACAATCGGCATGGCGATCTGAACAGGCATCGCGCGATGCCGTCATCGATAAGCGGATTGGCAATCTGGTTACGGCCATAGGCGAACTCTGCCGGTCGTTAGATCAGCGTCCATAACGGTCTTCCGCCGTTACGCTACATCCGCGTAGAGCGGAGGCGCTCAGGGTCGCGCCTGACACGGGAAGGGGCGAAACGCCTTCCCTTATTCCTTTCGCGCGTTCCAAGGCCATTTCCTTGCATTGATCCTGCTCGCCTAAAGCACGGAGCCACCACTCCGGCCGGTCGCGCTTCACGCGCGTCCCTTCATCAGATTGCGCAGGCTGTTTTGGACCGCCTTGAGGCCGGCCTTGGTCGGCTGCTTTACCGCAACCGCGACTCGCGGCTTCCCCCCTCGCGCGGTTTTAAGCGCGATCGCGACGGCCTGGGGCTGTTTTCTGCCCTCGCCTCGCAATTTCGAAATGTTCGAACTGACGACGGCCTGAGATTTTCCCGGCTTAAGCGGCATATGGCCTCCTATTTCCGGTCGCGCGTGACGACGACGCTTTTAAAGCCTTCCTTCATCAGGCCCGGGATCTGCTTGCGCACCTCGGCGTGCATGCGGCGCACGGTGGCCTCAGGCACCGCCCGCGTCCTGCCGCGCTGCGAATCCAGGCACGTCTGTAGCGGCGTATCGAGGACGCAGATTGCGGCCTCGGCGCCATGCTTCCGGGCGATCCCGACGACCGCCTTGCGCACCGCGGGATTCACGCTGGTGGCATCGAACACGACGTCCTTGCCCTGCGAGAGCAGCTGATTGATCTGGCGGTAGGACTCGTGGACGATCTCGCCCGCGGCCTGCGGCGTGCGCCGGTCCTGGGTTACAACATTGGTGACGACGGTGCCCAGGCGCGACGCGTAGGTCGATTTGCCCGACCCGGGAGCGCCCATGAGTACAGTTAGTTTTGCCATATCATGTTTACGAGATCGCGGGAAGCGCATTCGACGGGTAGAACCGGGAAGGGAAACCTCCAGCCGACCGTTCTTGTCACCCGCGATCTCTTCAGTCCTTCTCGCCGGGCATCGCGTCCTTGCCGATGTAGGGCGGCAGCGTTGCCTGCCGGACCGGCGTCCCGTGCGCCTTCTGGAGCGCCTTCGTCTGTTCGTCCCTCGGAGGACGTCCGGTCTTCATGTCCTTGTCGTTGCCGTTATCGTTTTTTGCCATACGTTCAACCTCTCAGACTTACACCAAAAGCCAAAGCAGACTGCCTTCGAAAATCCTCTCTTCAGTGGGATTGCGGACGGTCCGCCGTTCGCCGGTATCGCGGTGCCAGTAGGTCTTGGGGAATCCTTGACCCTTCAACCATGCCCCAGCCCAATCGATCTCCTGCGGTGACGCCTCATCCTGAGGCCAAGGTGAACGCGCCCATTCCTTACCGAAAGCAGCCTCGCTCGCTCTCCCATGTACGATTATTGGCGGCTTAGTGCGATGAAAAAGCATGCGCGGATAATCCGCTGATTCTGGCATAGTGGTCGGATCCGACATCTTGGGCGGAGGCGGGTAATCACCGATGAGGCCAATGAGAAATCTGAAATGGTTGTCCAGCTTCGCTGTGGCCCGGGTTACTCCGTCAGTTGACATCATGCGAATACCCAGCCGTTTTGCGTATTGACCGAAAGGCTGGCCGTGATTCACTCTGATCGGAAGCGCGGCATGCAGGAGTTCATGCAGGATCACTTCCGCGATTTTCACGGGATCATTCAAGTCCGGTGAAATATAAATTTGTGGGTTACCGTCTCGGTTTCCATCCCCGTGGAGGCAGTGACCTATTGCTTTTGTCCGCTCTCGCGCATATTCAATGAGGTCATACTCGATATGGAGTCGAGAAGGCAATTTCAGGCCTATCGACTCGATCAGCGGACACAGGTGATCCGTCATCGCGGCTAGCCATCTTTCGCGTGTTTGCGGAGGTCGAGTGCGCTCTAATAGCATCAGATCACTTACCCCATCCAAGTCCCCACCGCGCCGCCGATGAAACGCTGCTCGGGAGACGAGGGCGCGTCCACCGGCGCGACATGCGCGGCGAATGTCAGCGCCAGGCTGTCCCCCTGGTCCGGGCTCGCCACGCCGCGCTTTTGCATTTCCTGCTTGCCCTCGATCACCAGCTGCTCGCTGCGGTTCAGGTGATAGCCGGGACCGGTGAGATCGCTCTCGAGCACGGTGTCGCCCGGGATCGCGCCCTTGTCGAGCCACTCCTTCATGCGGCGCCACATGTAGGCCCGCATGTTGGCGTCGTGGCGGTCGGGCGCCCGCGCGCCGAAATTGACCTCCTGGACGTTGGTGAAGCCCATCGACTTCAGGCGCTCGACGTACGGCGCGCCGAACGCCGAATCGACGAACATCATCGAGACCTTGAAGCTCGTCCGCTTATCGGCCAGAATCTCGGCCAGCTTCGCGACCATCGCCGAGCGCTCCCGCGTCTGCTCCCCCGGTATCCGGATGGCCGGGATCGTGCGCGCGTCCAGACCCCGGCGGAAGCTGATGACGTTCCACGCGGCGCCGCCGCCCGACACATCGAAGCCCGCGATCAGCGGGTCATCCGGGAAGCTCGACGCCTCGCGCTGCTGCGCGTTCCAAATCCTGTCCTGGTCGATGAACTGCAGCTCGCCCGCCCGCGGCGCGATTCCGCGGACGCGGACCCGGACAAAGTCGGAGTCCTCTCCGTAATCGGCGATCCACTCCTCGAGCAGCGTCTTGTTGGTGAAGCGGCAATTGCGGCTGTCGATGACGCGCTGCTTCCAGCGGTCGCGCTCGCTGCCGAACACGATGCGGTGAAACTTGCCCGAGTTGCGCGTGGGGTTGCCCCACGCGAAGATCATCGGCTCGCCGTCGGTCAGGCCGCCCTCGGCCGCGGCCCAGATCTCGTCGGGGATTGCCGAGGCCTCATCGAACAGGTACCAGGACGTCGAGCGCGCGGCGTGCTGGCCGTGGAAGGCCTCGGAGTTTTCGCGGCGGCAGGTCTGCGCGGAGACGAACCAACTCTCGGGGGCGGCCTTCGCGAAGATTCTCTGCACGCCGAGCTGGAACCAGTGGGACGTGATGCACAGGCGCATCCACTTGAGGATTGCGGGCCAGGTCTTCGTTTGGAGCTGCGGGTAGGTGTTCGCGGTGATCGTGCCCTGCGAGTTCGGCCTGGTGGACATGATCCAGCACGTGAGCATGCCGCACAGCGTGCTCTTGCCAATCCCATGTCCTGACGAGATGGCTTCGCGGATCGGTAGTACGGCATCCATGCCGTTAAAGCCGTGGCGGCGCACTTCGCTCCCGATATCGGCGAGCAGTTCCCGCTGCCAGTCATCCGGGCCGCTGTAATCCTCGAGCGGTCCTTTCTCGAGCCAGGGAAACGCCCATAGCGTGAAGCCCAGCGGATCGTCCTTGAACTGCGCGATCTCCTCGATCAGCGCGATATCAGGCAGTTCCAGTGGGCTTGTCGGTATCATCGCGTTTCATCGCAATCAGCCTCTGGCGGGCGGCCGTGAGCCGCTCGACCAGGTTGATCGAGCCCGTGTGCTCGGTCGTCGTGCGCTCGCGATACTTCTCGGGCCGGAAGCGCTTCAGTAGCGCCAGGAGTAGCTGGTCGGAGTACTCGACCTCGTAGGCAATCTTCCGGCCGTTGTGTAACGGCTTCCCCTTGTAGTACATCGTGCGCTTGACGCCCTCGTGCGCGCGCCGCACGGCCTCGTCCTCGAGCACCTGCCCGATCTCGTCCTGCGTGGCATCGAACGCCACGCGGTAATTGGGGTCGCTCTTGAGCCATGCGTAGTGAACACTCTCGTCCTGCCGGCACGCCTTCGAGGCGCCCCTGATGGTGCCCGTGATCCGGTACGCCTTCAGGAATGCGGCCTTCCGGTCAATGCGCTTCATACGAATAGGATTTATGCGAGCACTGTCGCGATCGCCCACAGGGTGAGCCCGGCGGCCATCAGGTTCCCGCGCGGCACCGGTACTCCCAGTGCCGCCAAAAACAAGCAAATAATCGCGAGAATCATCAGTAACGCTCGAAAGGGTATCATGGTCTCCCCCACCTCTTGAAGGTCCACACGTTCTGCACGTTCTGCTCGGTCTCAGAGTCATGCACGGCCGATTGCGGGTTCCCGCGCCGCCGCGGCATGGCGTGGTCTTCGCCGTAACTGTAGAGCATGATCCGCATCAGCTTGCCATCGGAGTGGCGTCGTATAAACTGAGCATTAGAGGCGCGCTCGAGCTGGCGGATACGCGCGGTGTCCGCCAGCTCGAGTAGGCCAAACTCGCTGTGTACGGGGATCTTTGAAGACACCGGTTTCGATGAGGGAAGCGGGCTTTGTTTAGTGTGACCGCCGGGGACCGGCCCGGCGGTCCCTCTATTTGCGATTTGCGGCTATCGTAGCAGTTTCACCCTTCTATTGCTACGGATTCTGTGGAAGTCGGGTAAAATCCGGGCGTTTGGTGTGACAATCAAAACCGGCGGAGGGCGAGCCTTGTAAGTACGTCCTCCGCCGGCTGTGCATCCATGTCAACGAAACCAGAATACCTCAGCAAGGCCCTCGCCGCCGCGCGTCTGGGCCTCTCCGTACGCCGCGTGCTCGAGCTCTCGAAGGATGGCAGGATCGGGCGCCGGCGCGAGCGCGACCCCAAGACCGGGCGCGAGCAGGCCGTGTTCCTGCGCTCTGATATCGAGCGCCTCGCAGCCCGCTCGCAGGCCCTCTCTGCCCCCGCGGCGGCGAAAGGGCGACTCGCCCTCCCGTCCGCCTTCCCGTCCGCGCTTCCGGCGGAGGAAACGCCCCCGTGGATGACCACCGACGAGGCCGCCCGGCACTCCGGGCTCCCCGCCTCGTTCCTGGTCCGCATGATCGAAGCCGGCCGCCTGGCCGCGCTCGATGTCGGGCGCCGCCCGGGCGGGAGGTGGCGCATCAACCGTGCGGATCTGGACGCGATCCGTGGAGAGACGGTGGCCGCCCCGCTGAAGTTACGAGCGAAGAAAAAACGAAAGAGGCCAAACGGCACCGTCCATTCACGCAACGTTCGCGCAAAGTAAGAAAACGACTTCCTTCCGGTCACAAAAAGTAATATTGTTATTGCCGACTGTCCCGGTCGAGACCCGCGGGCTAGAGCGTGCGAGCCCTTGCTGTAGGGTTGCCTCTCCGTCGATGTCCCAGTCCGGAAATTCACTGAATTCGAAGTGTGTTTCCGATGCGTGGGCGTGGCGATAACCGGAGAACAACTCATGATGGACGGCTTCAATCCGTCACACGATCAAAGACCTCACAGAGGGAACTCGCGCCAACGGAAGATCGCCAATCTGCGCAAGACCGTCAACGGACTTGTGGAAACAGTGCAGGCGCACGATCCGGAATCGCTCCTCTGGGAGATCGAGCAACTGAAACTCGAAAATGCGGGGCTCCGGCGTCAGCTGGACATCGCCCGCCAATCTTAACGGCCGCCCTCAAACGGGGACCAGGCCAGGCCATCATTTATCCGATATCAGGAAAATCTTATGCGCGTTGCGAGAAATCTGCTATGCTGTTTTCCGCCGGGTAGCTCCCGGTATTGTTTTGAGATCCCGGGCGTATCCGCCCCCCAAAGCGGACTTCTGTACGCCCGGGTCTCAACACTCTCAGAAGGAGTGGAACTGAAAATTCCGGATTCTCTACAACCCGACGCGGGTGAAAGCATACTGGAATGCTCACTGTCGAAGAGATCCAGATGCTCGAGTCCCTTCTCCGCCGCGCCCGGCTCGCCATCAGTGCGGCCCTTAAAGAGCTTCCCAACGACGCCATCGCCCCTGGCGATCTGGTGCAGCTCCGGCCTGGCGCCGATCCTCAATGGGAAACCTCCTTCCTCTCCGTCGCGAAGATCCGGGATGACGGAGGAATCTCCGGCACCATCCTGCGGCCGCACCGAGGTGGCTGGAGAGACGCGTGGTTCACGTATCGCCCCCCTGAAGTACTCCGCATCGGCCGCGCCCCCTTCCCTGAACCAACTCTACGGGTGCAAAGCGCCGGTTACTGGCCGCCCTGCCCGAGTTGCCACAATCTCGAGCGCAAACCTGTGGGGCGCGAGACGAGACAGGCCGCAAAGGTGGCCAAATAGCGGCCTCTTCCGTGAGGAGTCCGCACTGTGACCCGCCTGCCGGCAGTACCGCGCCGCCGCGCACCTGAAAGCGGGCCCAGTGCATGGCCCACGCGCCGCCGTAACCAGTACAGCGCTGCTGTGCGCGCGATCAGGGCCGCAAACGCAAAGTCAGTCCAGACGATTGACGACCAGGCTCGCCTGATGCTCGCCTTCGCGACCCTTGCCGAGTTACTCGCGCCCATGCTTCCTTTGGGTGCGGCTTCCCTTCCCCGTGGCTACGAGTGGACGGTGAACACAGAAGGTGATCGGGCCTTCTCCAAGGACGGGCACTTACTCGCGCCTGGCCTGGGTGACCCATGGCCACCCCTGGACGTTGCGCTCGCCTTCGCGTTCGATGTCAAAAATGGCTGGCTTAATGAGCTGGCGCAGAGTGTTGGATTGCCCGGCAGCTTGGAGTTTCTTGAGGGAATCCGATGAATAACTTCATGTTTCGAATATTATGTCAACCAGTGGGCACCATTCCAGGTGGCCCACCGGCGCTTTGCAGATCCCCCTAGATCCAACACCTTAACTGCTGTGTTTGTCCTGGCAAGAAGAAGCACAGCGGCCAGAGGTGAGAACCCCACGTCTGCCGAGGTTAAGGGTTTCTACAGCCGCGCATATCCATTCTGCCTTAATCCTTCCTCGGTGCAACTCCATTTATTTTAATGTTGTGTGATAACGCGCACCAAAAGTGCGAGGAGATTTGCCGATGAAATGGATTAATGGCGTTCCCGATTGGATGCACAAGGCGGGTATCAAGGCTGGCGATCTCGGCTATCTGACGCGCCAGCAGCTCGAATCTCAGATGCGGCCGGGGGCCGGCCACACTCTAACTTCCCAGGTTTGGGCTTGCGGCATGCTCCACGCCCCCAAGAATCACGGCGAACAGGCGATTATGTGGTACCGGGACCGGGCAACTGGAAAGATGAAGCGCGGACCCATGACCCCTTCGGACTTCAGCAGGGAGTTGATTGAGGTGGCCCTCCACTACTTTGACGCGCTTGCCCTCTCCGAAGAGGAGCAGAACCTGCTGCGGGCTGAATTGCGGGCGCGGTACTCGAAGGAAGCCATCCGGCGGGCCCTTGCTGAAATCGAGAAAGGCGGCTGTTGCGAGAGGCGGCGGGCAGACGGCAAACCGCTGAAGGAACTCTCCGCTGACGCCCTGCGGCGCCTGCCGAGCGGTCAGGTTCACGTTTTTTTTTTCGCGAAGCCAAAAAGCCCGGACCTTGACCGCCTGAAAAGCGAGTGGCTCGAATTCAAGGAAACTATAACAGAAACTGTTATAGTTGGAGACGAGGCAGAGGAATCCAAGGACTCATTTTACGGCCTACGTCTCGCTTGTATCCCTAAGATTTTAAAGGTGTTTAAAATTCAGATTTCTGAGCTTTTCGCGTCTTCGCCTTCTGTTCGCCACGCGATGGGCCCAATTTCCGAAAGACAGGCGGGCGCCAAACTGGCCGCCGTAATGGCGAAGCCAGAGTATCAGGAAACCTTGCTGGCTGCAATAGAGACAGCTCAGATGGCGATCGTGGTCAAGGTCAGGGAGGTGCTGGCTCTCGAAGAAGCGGGATCATCGGACGTAGCCGCCACACGGCTACCTGACGCCCTCCCCACAGGTATACCCGACGTAGGCACCACAGTCCGACAAGATGTAATACAGGTTGTAAATGGGGCTGTAAATGGAAAATCCGCTTCGCCTCGGGGTTTTCATCATCATCAAGATCTTCCCAATACAGAAGAAAAAACAACGCCAAAACCTTCCAAAGATGGTGATGATGATCAAAAACCAAAGTCAGTGCCAAAAGAGTACGCCAATGCCCGCGAAGAGTTGAAAGCGATCTATAAAGCCAAGGCCGGTGAGCTTCCGTCCATCCAACTGTGGGATCGGCTTGAAAGCCTCCTCGCAGGGAAAGGCAGAAGTTGGGAAGACCTGCTAGCCGAACTTCAGACCGGTAATCACTTGCCGAATACCTGGAAGAACCCTGCAGGATTCTTAACGAAATTCACCCGGGAGTTGAGTATGGAACGTGAAGTTTCCCCGCCGCAGGAGAAACCGAAGCCGAAGTGCCCGATATGCAAGGCCGACAACCACCGCGGGGCGGTAATGCGGGACGGCGCGATCGTCGCCTGCCCGGCCTGCTCCACACCAGCATGGATTGAGGAATTGACGGCCAAATTGGCTGTGGGCGCCAGGAAACGGGCTGCACCATGACCACGCGCGAGGTAGCAAGGCGCTGCGGTGTGACACTACGCATGATCCACTGGTGGGAGCAATCGGGGATTATTGCGTGCAATTGGGACAATGGGTGGCGGGCCTTTGACGACGGCCAGGCGCTCGGCGTGGCGATCGTAGGAGAGCTCCGCCGCAAGGGGATTCCGCTCCAGCGGATCGGACGCCTAAAACTGCAGCCGATTAGCGGTGAGTATCTAGTAACCGACGGCCGGCGCGTCTTGTGGGCTGCGCATCCGGAAACGCTGATTGCGCGGGTGGCCGCGGCGCCGGGCGGATGCTACGTGATTAGCATTCAGGACTTGCAGACACGGCTCAACGGCGACGAGCGCCGGCGGAAGGCATGATGGGCTATTCCTGGGCCTGGCGCAAACGCCGCAAGGAAGACCTCAAGCGGGTGGGCTACCGGTGCCAGCGGTGCCACGTGCCGGGCATGGTCGGCGGGTGCCGCAACCTGGAGAGGTCGCACCTGGACGGCGATAATACGCATGACGAGCCTGGCAACACCGCAGTGCTTTGTATTGCTTGTCACCGGCGCCATGATTACGCGCGGTGGGCCGCGCAATGCCGGGAGACCCGCGGGCGGCGCAAGGATGCCGCACGGCCGCTGATTACCGGAGAGGAGGCGAGATTGTGAGCGCAGCAACGATTGCCATCGAAACCGCGTGCTGGGTCTGCCACCAGCCCGCAACGTGGAAGGTGACCGCCGAGAAACAAGGCGAGCCCACAGTGATTGTCGTATTCTGGGCCTGCGAGAAGTGCGTTCCCTTCGCCTACGTGTATGCGCCATGAAGGCCGCCAAGCAAAGACCGGAAGCGTTATGACTATCGACCAACTGAAGAAAGCGATCGCGTCCCTGCCGGACGAGATGGAGATCATCGTCCACCCCGATCTGACGGAACACAGCGTGCACACCGACTTGCATGGCGACTTCACGCTGCGCACAATCAAAGTCGAGGTCGAGCCTGACACCGGCGAAGAGTTCGCGGACTTTGTGTGTGATCAGAACTTCGACGACGAGGGCTAAATGCGGATCACAAAGCTCACCGGCAAGACTCCCTTTGTGCGCGAGACCGACGTTTACGAGCGCACCGACGCCCTGGTGGTCGCGCTGCACCCGCGGCACCTCTCGATCCGGCTCAAGGGGCATAAAGACGCCGTGGACATCGATTATGCGGCGGTGCTTGACCTGGCCCGGAAGCTCGATGCGCGCAAGCGCTACTATTCAGACAAGCGGGTTTGATGAGCACTGACACTCCGGCCGCCGTTGTTCCCACTCGAAACAAGGGCGGCCGCCCGCGCACCAGGCCGATCGACAGCGGGCCCAAGAAGCCCCGCGGCCGCCCGCGGAAGGTCCAGGCGCCGCCGGCCGAGTCCCAGGAAGCGCCCGTAGAGAAGAAAGCGCCGGCGGTCGAGCGAAAGCCCGCGCCGGCGATCGTCGCCGAGCCCGAAGCCCTGCCGCTCTTCATCGTGGCCGAGCCCGCCGAAGTGGCGCGTCCTGTTCCCCGCCCCACGCCGCCTCCTGGCTCACAGGATGAGCCTGCCCCCGAGCCGCTCGAGGTCGCGGTCCCGGCCGACGTCGAGCAAAAGCGGATGGTGGACGAGTACGGCGAACTCGACCGGCGCATGCAGCTCCACGCGGCGGATGCGGCGCGCTACGAGCAACTGAAGCGCACGATCAAATCGTGGTTCGACCAGGCGCCCTCCGATGCGGACGGCACGGTCGAAGGCGACGTCTACCTGCTGCACCTTTCGGCCCGCGAACGCGAGCGGCGCATCCGCAGCATGGACGAGCTGGTCGAGATGATCGGGCTCGACAAGCTGCTCGAACTGGCCACGGTGCCGCTCGGCGTGCTCGAGGACCTGCTCGGCAAGTCGCGTGTGGCGGCGCTCGCGACGGAGGCCCGCAGCGGGTCGCGGCGCATCAAAGCGATCCCGAAGCACCCGGCCTCCGCGATCGCCATGCCGTGATCGCGCGCCTGTGATATACCGGAGTAGCCATGGATCTCAAGCGGGCAATCCGGGAGCTACATCAGAGACTCCAACTGGTGGAGAGTGCGATCGCCGCACTCCAAAGCCTTAGCCAAGACACAACGCCAGAGTACCGGGCGCCCAAGCCGCCGGAGAGGCGCGGGCGCAAGTCGATGTCGCCCGCGGAGCGTAAAGAGGTCAGCAGGCGTATGCGGAAATATTGGGCAGGCCGGCGCGGCGCCGCGGCCGCTACTGCCTCATAATTGGCGCCGGGATACGAGGAAGACGACCAGGCCCACCCACAGCCCGATAGAGATCCAGAAGCGTCTCTTCCAGCGGAGCATCTCCCGGTAGGGAGTGAAGGACTGGTCGAGGGGACGTAGGAAGACGGGGCGGGGGTTCATCGGGTCTGCTCCGTCTTTTTCATGAGCTTACTGATCTCGTCTTCGCTCAATACGTAGTAGCGGCCCTTGCGGCCCAGCATTTGCGCCTGCACTGCCATACGGAACTGACACACCAATTGCTCGCACAGCGCCGACTCGTCCACTGTAAGCGGTCGAGTGGTGGCCGTGTCAATGAAGGCAAGGAGCATATCCTTCGCTTCGTCTTCCGTCATCGGCGGCAGTCCGCGGAGGTTGGGAAATTCCTCCTCCGTGCGGTTAATGCTTCTCTCCAGGCGGTGCTTCAGGCCGTCCAGCTCTTCGATCGTCCACGCGGACCTCATTTCGCCTTCGTCCCCTTCCATGCCCTCATTTGCCGTGTCCTCCCATGTCCCTCTCATGGTTGCCATTCATCAGGTCGCCTTCCGGTGCGAAGTGATACTGCGGGTACTTCGCGCGGAGTTTCAGGAGAGCGGGCCGCAGGAGTTTGTAATTCTCGGGATCAGCCCGGCACGCGCATTCCGCGAGGGACTTCAGGAAGGAACCGGGGCGGATCGGGCGGTCCTCGATCAGGCCCATGATCCAGGGCGCCAGTTGTGGGTCGGCTTCTGAGGTCATTCCTTTTCCATCTCTCGCTTCAGCGCTTCGAATTCGGCTCTATCTGCGAGGACGAGACCGCCCACAAACTCGCCAGCCATAATTCCACTGATGACGTTTCCTGCCACGCCGATGGTGAGTTGCGTGCCTTTCTTGGTCGCTTTCATATTGCCGATATTACCCAAAGGCGCCAATTGAAGTTTTAGGCTCCGCTCCGCCATGCGCTTCAAAACGTCGAAATTGTTGACTTTCTCCGTCAAAGCTCATCTCCCAGGTAGACGGTCACTTCTCCACACTATACGCCCTCGATGCGAAGTAGGCGGCCTGCGCTTTTTTGAGCTTCCGCTTGGCGAGAGCGTAGGCCAGGTGCGCTTCGCTCATGGCCCGCCGGGCGTTCTCCATCTCGAGTTCCGCGGCATGCACGGCGTCCATGCGGAGGTGTTCCGCCTTCTCTCGCCGTGCCAGTTCGGCCTGGAGTTCCACTGCATCCTCTGTCATAACGGCCTGTCCGGAGTGCTGCTCTTTCCGAGGCCAAGAGGCAGTGCGCCGAATGGTTCCGGCTGCTGCGCTGATTCTGCCTTATGGCATTTACATCCACATTCCGCCCCGCAAAATTTGCAAGTCCGACGGCAACGCTCATGCAGTTCGTGATAGCAAGCAGTCGATTTATAGGCGTGTCTACTATCGTCGGGCAGTTTCTCTTCGCTCATAGCGGATCCATCCCCATGTCGATCGCGGTGTTCAGCCACGCATCGAGATCGGGGCGGGTCGAAATCGTATCCACGCGCGACCGCAGGTTCGCCAGTTGTCTGGCGCTGTCCGCATCCTGGTGAGGATTCTCGTCCCAGACCGAGGAACCGATCCACTGGCGCAGATACGCTCTGATGACCGGGATATCAGCCATCTCCAGTTCACCGTCGAGATAGCGTTTGACCGCAGGCGCCAGCACTCCGCTGGTTTCGTTGATCCAGTAGCCGGGTTCGCTCATTAAAGAGACCCCTCATGGCGGGTGAGTTGTTCGGGAAACGCTAATCCCATACGCTCGGCGTTCTCTCTGGCGTGCTTCTCGCACCGCCGCATACGAGACTCCCGCTGCCGCATGGTTCGCGGTTGCGGTAGAAGCACAAGGTAGTGCGTGGCAGGGGAAGAGCACGTACCCTCAGAGCAAAAGTTCATCCTGAATATCGACTTCGGCTGAATGGGCCGAATCTCCCACTCGCTCGCCAGTTTGCTCATCGCCCCTCCATCGTAAGAGCAACCAGAGCCACAAGCAATAGCAGGATGAGGCCGCCGATTCCTCCCCAGATGGCACGCAAATACTCGCGCATGGTTACTTCACCTCGCTTGCGTGGGCGAACCACGCACTGGTAAGGCGGCGCACCAAACCCGCCAGGTTGACGTTGTGGAAGGCCTCGAAGGGGCCTCTCGTGAGCTTGTGGTACGAATTCTGGCCCGACTGGTGGCAGTGGTGGCACAGGGGGACCGCGGAGTAATCGCTTGCCTTCTGCGATGTCCCGCCGTCGTTGCCGGTGTGCGCGGCCTCGGCCTTGCATCCGCAAAGGAGACACGGTAGAGAGCGGATCCAGGCGAGGTAGCGCCAGTCGCGGGCCGGCCCGCGGCGCCGGGCGCGGGGAGAGCGGCGTTTCGGACGCTCCCCGTGAATTGCGAAGTACAGGGAGCGGGAGTTCATCGTCCGCCCTGCAGGAGCCAGCAAATCGCCAGGAAGCAGAGGATCGCGAGCAGGACCTTGCCGGCGAGCTTGAGCGTGTACAGGTTCATTCGTCGCCGCCTGCCAGCCGCGGCCGCAGCACGTATTCCACGCCGGCCAGCGTGCATCCCGGCACTTCCCTGCCCTCGTCCAGGGCCTCCACGATGCGCTGGTAATCGGGCTTAGGCTTCGAGACCGTGTACCCTGCCGCCTTGAGCGCGGCCAGGTCGGTGACCTCGATGCGCCGGTACTCGCGCACGTACTCGAAACCGGACGCGAGCGCAATCCGGTGAGCTGCCGTGTTCGCCTCGAGCGGGCTCACTGGCGCCCCGCTTCCCGCTTCCGGATATCGGCCAGCATGTCCTTGTAGCAGTCCTTCGCTTCCCTGATGTCGGTGAAATTGGCGTGCTGCTTCCCGTACAGTCCGAGGACGGCGTAGTAGGTCTTGATGGAGCCGATGGCCTCGTAGCGGACCTTGAGTTGTGCGAAGGCCCCCGCGATCGAGAGCGACTCCTTCAGTTGCTCTGCCACCTCTGAGGGCCCCTCCTCGAGGACTTCCTCGTACTCGTAGTCCGGGAGTTCTTCGATCCTGGCGACTGCCGGCTGGGGCTTTACCAGTGCGGGCTTCGGCGCGGGTGTAGGTGTGGTGCCGTCGGCATCTTCCATGCCTTCGGTGGGGATGCAAAAGACCTGCATGCAGGCGTATTTGTAGGCGGCGCTCATGGCCTTGTTGGTGGCCTTGTCTGCTGAGTCCATTGCTTCGCCGTACATCGTCACGGTATGTTTGGAGCCGTCTTTCGCGGAAACGAAATCGAAGTCGGCGCGCACGGTGACGTAGAACAGCGTGCCGCCCTTCTGGGTGACGCGCTCTTCCTGGGTCCGTTCGGCCATCCGGGGCAGGATGCAGAGGTCCGCCCCGGCGAGCAGCGCGGAGATGCTGTTGTACACGTCGTCGATCCCCCGGAAGTTGTAGCCCTGCTGTTGGTTCTTCCGGTTCTTGGCGATACCGTCCCGGCTGAGTTCCTTTTGCACTTTGCAGATGGCCTGGTAGACCTCCGGGAGGAAGTCCACACCTGGGGTGAGAGAGGGGGCGGCCATGTTACGCCACCTCCTTCACGGGGAACAGGCCGGCCTGCTGCGGGCCTTTACCGACAGGCTGGAGCCGCGGCTGCGCGTCATCGAACTCCGCGGCCATCTCCTCGGCCAGCTCGACTGCGCGGTTGTGGCAGCGCGTATGCACTGTCTCTTCGTCGCGGGTGGTGGTCGAGCAGTTCGCCAGAGGCTCGCCGCAGAGGTGGCAATCGCCCAGGTTCTCGTCGAAGCGCTCGAAGCGGTACTCCCACCGGAGGTCGTCCCGTTCGTCTTGATCCATCGTTGTGTACATTGTTTTGTCCTTGGTTTAAAGCCCCTCGGCTACATTCCAAGAATAGCTTAACAAGAGCGGTCTTGCAATAGAAAAGATGTAGATTTCACCCCAATAGCCAACAAGAGCGGTTTTGTGATAGGTTTAACTTATGACCATCGATGAAAGGCTGGAGTTTTTAAGGCAATCGACCGAATCGCTGCATGCTACCTGCCAGGAACTGCATGCGAGCGTCGCGACGCACGCCGAGGCGCAGCAGCGTTTAGATGAGCGGGAACGTCAGGGACGGCGAGCCATCATGATCGCTATGGCCGCCTATCTGGAAGCATTGAACGGAGAGGACGGAGAGGACAATGGCGACAAAGCGTAAAAATCCCGCCGCTGTCGCACTGGGTCGATTGGGGGGCAAGAAAGGCGGCCGTGCCCGCATGGCATCCATGTCGCCGGAAGAGCGCACGGAATTTGCGCGCCAAGGTGGGAAGGTCAGCGCCAAAGGACGAAAGCGAAAGTTAACCCCTGAACAGCGCAGCGAGATTGCGCGCAAGGCCGGCCTGGCCGGCGGTCGTGGGAGGGGGAAGAAAGCCTAAATGAATTCCATCCTGTTTCTAGCGATCTTTCATGGGATCCGGTCGGCCTGGTGCAAACCGCCAGGTCTGACAGCCGCGCGGAGGCCGGCGCCACTTACGCCCGCAAGAGCGCAGGTTGCGCAGATGCCGCGTAAGAAAGGCGGTCCGGTAAATAAAGGCGGCCTGCTCTTTTTGGCGATTGTTCTTGTTCTTTTCACAGTTCACATGCCGTGGGGAGTGGCTCTCATCCTGGCCGTGTGGGCGAGCACCCTAACGGGTGAACACTCGGAGATGGAGGCGCGGCACAAATGAAGAAGAGCGAGGGATTTACGGAAATCCAGAAGCGGCTGGACGAGAGTCAGAAGCGGTTAGACGAGAGTCTGGCCGAAATGCAGGCGAGAGACAAAAAGCGCAAAGCCCTGGAGAGTTTGCCGCCTGACGTGATACTACAGGCGCGGAAGATGGACGCAGAGAATAAGTTTCACCGCAAAGTGGTCAAGCGGACACCGCGCGATTTGCTCTGCGACACGCTCGAACTCGAGTGCGGTCACAGCGTCACCGGCTTCGGGGGGCTCTCGGAGGATAAGCGGCACCGCTGTCAAGACTGCATTGATCGCTGGCTCCTCGCGCGTCCGAGGCCTCGCCTGGTCAAAAAGCGGACCCCACAAAAGACCCAGAAGAAGAAGGGGAAGTGAAAATGGCGGAGGCTCCTTACGAGATGGCGAACTTGTCGCCGAAACGCACCGGGCTGCCCTTTGTGATTTGGATCTCAGTGTGTTGCGGTGCCCGCCATGATGCATGCGTGAGGATTTCGCATAAGGCTGCGGCGATGCCGGGTGATGTGGCCGTAGTTAGCATCCGCCCCGAGGTGGCCGTCATCGAGGGCGCGCTGGAATCGAGCGCGCTCGCCCTGCTCACGGCGTGGATCGAGTTGAACCGCGCCACGCTCGTCTCCTACTGGGAAGGCGATATCGATACCCAGGATGTTTTGGAGACTCTGGTAAAGGCGTGATGCGCGGCTTTGCCGCGCAGAGTGCCGCTTCCGACACCCTTTTCGAGCACGCAACACGCTGTAACAGTGGCCCTTTAGCCTCCCGTAAACGGGTTTTCGAAACGGGCGGCGCGTCTCGCGGCAGGGTTGCGTTTTGCTAAAGTCCAGGCTTTCATAAACCTACGAAACCCTCAGATTTCGCGGAGTATGGCGTCTGCTCTGAAAGGTACTCCTTGCGGAGCGCGAAAGCGCCAAAATACCCCTGCCGGGAATCAATCACTTAGAAAGCTCGCTCGCGACACCCTTTTGGAGCAAGATTTTGCGGGGTTTCGAGCGGATTTGCGGCCCAGGAAAGGCCGGCAAAGTGTCTGTATTTGTTGGGGAAATGCGGCTGAATGCGGCTTATTTCTGCGCCGCGAGCAAACGGTGAACCGTGCCGTTGCCCAGGCGTAGCGCCCGCGCGATCTGGCGCTCGGTCTTGCCGAGCTGCCGCATCTGGAGCGCCTTGTCGTGGTCGAAGATCTTAGACTTGCGCCCGCAATGGACGCCGCGGTGCTTGGCGGCTTTCATGCCGGCGCGTACACGTTCCATGATCATGGACCGCTCGAACTCGGCAACGGCCGCAAGAATATGCATTAGTAGTTTTGAGGTGGGGCTCGACAGGCTCGTATCGATGGACTGCGAGATGCACATGAAGCCAACGCCGTAAGACTCGAGCTTTTCCAGTTGCTCGACGAAATTCAAAACGCTGCGTCCGAATCGGTCGAGCTTCCAGACCAGGATCGTGTCGAATCTGTGCTGGCTGGCGTCACGCATCAGTTTGTTTAGTTGCGGCCGCGATGCCTTGGCGCCGCTCCACCCGCTATCGACGTACTCCGCGAACACAAGCCATTTTCTCCGCTCCGCGTACTCGCGCAACTCGGAAAGTTGGAGGTCGCAGTTCTGGTCTTCTGTCGAGACGCGGCAATAAATGGCACAGAGCATGGCCTTATCTTACTGCTGCGGCGGCACGGGCCCGCGGGTACGTTGGAAGAACTGGAAGCGTTGCTCGAGCTGGCGCAGCTTGAAGAGGGTCTGTGCCATCGTCACTTCGCTCGGAACATTCTGCCCGGTGGCATCGGCGAGGGTTTGCCAATGGGACGCTTCCATCTGCTGCGCGTCACTTGAGGGGATGCCGCTATCGAAGAGGGCCTGCGCGAGCTGATTGCTTTTGGCGTCGCGCGCGATCTCGGAGAACTTCGCGTTCTTTCGCGGAGGCGCCCCGGCCGGCGGAGCGGCTTCCCCAGGCGGAGGTGCCGCCGCGGCCGGCGGAGCTTGCTGGCTCGTGATCCGTTCTGCGATGTCACGAACACTTGCCTGTTGGTCAGCCGTGAGCCGTGAGAAGCTCTTGCCTGCCTGAGAGCGCGCGAGACTGTCCAGAAACAGCGGATCGGTCGCGAGCGATGCGCCGGTCGCGGTAGCTGCCGGCGTCACGGCGCCCGGTAATGTGCCGCTAGCGGGTGGCTGATATCCCGGCGTCTGCGGCGCCGCGGATCGCAGCGCCTGCGGAGACTGAGTGGTAGTGGATAACGGAACGGTCACCGGCACTGCCTCGCCGGGGGCTGTCGGCGTCACTCCGCGTAAGGCGTCTACGGCCCGCTTGAGCCGTAGAGCGTTATTGAGGGCGTACGGCAGCCGCGGCGAAACCATGCCGACAACGTCGCGGGTTACGGGACTCTCGGCGACGTTCAACGCCTTGCCGGCAAGGGTCCCCACCCCGCCCGCAACCATCGGGACTACCTTGGCGGCAACTGGCAGGGTCGCCATACCGGCTATGTCGCCCGCCGCGCCGGCCGGGTTACCCTGGAACAGTTTGTAAACCGTCGACGCCAGCGGAATGTTGGTAAGCAGCACATCGCGTGCGAATGCGTGCTTTTGCTCGGGCGTGCCGGATTTTTGCAGCTCGGCCATTTGCTTGATCTGGTCCTCGGTCTGTTGGCTGTATTCGCCCGTAAAGGCGCTCTTGGCCGTCGAAAAAATTCCCGTGATCGCGTGCCATGCCGAATCAAGGAACCCTTCGTTCTTCAGGTGCTCGGGAAGCGCGTCGAGACTGGGATCGGGAGGCGCGGCGGCCGGGAAGATGACGCTCGAGGTGACGTGCGGAGTAGTTCCGGGCTCGTCGAGGGTATAGCCGGCGGGCG